TGTGGCCGCGCGGATGGGCGTGGTGGGGCATTCAGAGCAGGGGAAGAAAAGCATTGCCGCGCGCCTGCGAGGGCATCGCAATCCACAGATGCAGGAGTTAGTGGGGCTGGCGTGCATGCCCGGCCAGGGGCCGCTGGTCGAGAAGATCGACGCTGAAGGCAGGCGCGGGTGGCTGGGCAACCTGTGGATACGCGGCGGTGTGACACCGAGCGACGGCGACGCGGGGATGTGGCTCGATCTCGCGCGCAGGCTGATACCTGACGAAGCCGACCGTGAGCGCACGATCGACTGGATGGCGTATGCATTGCAGAACCCGGGCAGGAAAATAAACCACGCCCTCGTGCTGGTGGGTCCGCAGGGCGCGGGTAAGGACACGCTCCTGCAGGCCTTCTGGTCGGCTGTCGGCGAGCACAACATGGTGGTGGTGCAGGGGGCTAAGGTCGTCGACGACAAGTTCACTGGCTACCTGCGGCACCCGTTTGTGCTGATCACCGAAATGCCGCCCGCGCGCAAGCGTAGCTGCTACGAAGAGATCAAGAGCTGGCTGACGGTGCCGCCCGACCGATTAGCGGTCAACGAGAAGATGATCGCCAGCTACATGATCCCGAATATTGTCAACGTGGTGGTGACCACGAACCATGTCGGCGCAATTGCGCTGGCAGACGACGACCGGCGGTTCGACATCATCCAGACACAGCATGCGGTGCGGCGCATTGCAGCCGACGAGCTCACGCCCGATGAGCGGGACATGGATGAGCATTTTCCCACATTGTGGCTGCATTTGACCGAAGAAGAGCAGGCGGAGGCGTTACGACGAGATGCGTTTATCAGAAGCGAACAGAGCAGATATTTCACGGCATTCTATGCGTGGCTCGCGGCCGGGGGTGGGGCAGCAGTCGCCGGGTATCTGCTGCGGCGAGATGTCAGTGCGTTCGACCCGGCGGCGGCGCCGCCCGACACGCTGGCCAAGGTCAACATGATGCGCGAGGGGGCGCACCCTACCGTGAGCTGGGTGACGCACATGGTGACAGATGGTGTGCTCGCCGGGCGTGACCTGGTACCAGTCGACGAGATCATGGACCTCATCACGCGGCACAACAGCGGGAGCCTGATGGTGTGGAACAGCGTCTCGCTCGAAGCCATTGCGCGCGCCCTCCGGCTCGACGGATGGGCCTTCGTGAAGCGGGTGCGGTTCGGGAACGGGCGCATTCGGCTTTGGGCAAGGCGGGGCGCGAAGTTGCTGCGGCAGTTGCCGGCCTCGGCGTTGATTGTCAGACTGGAGGCTGATCGCAAGCGCGTGCATGGGTCTGAGTTTTGAGCAATGCGTGCATTATGTGCATTTATGTGCATTATGTGCATTACGCGCAACCAGTTCTGTCCCAGTAGGCCTAGTGATGGCCCTGTTATTCAGGAGGGTGGGACGTTAAAAAAGGATATATTTATCAATCTGTTATATCATATTTGTCCCAGTATCCCAGTAAATATAGATATTATGCGTATATATGTGTGTGTGTGTGTGCCTGCGCCTGATCGCACGGAACCTTTGAAACAGAGGTGGGACTGGGACACTGGGACAAAGCGGGGTTGAGGTGACCAGCCCCCCGGCTGCGACCCGCTTCGTCCTCGGCATCGACCCCGGCGAGCGAGGCGCGGCCGCGCTTCTCCGGTGCGGTGGCTCCGCCCGCCCGACCCTCGTGGGGATGTGCGACGCGACCGACCTGGCCAGGCTGCTGCCCATGGCTGCGAAGGCCGGGCTCGTGATCACCGAGAGCCAGTCCGCCAGCCCGGGGATGGGCGCGGTGTCGGCCCTGAGCCTGGGCAGGGCTGCAGGCAGGCTCCAGGGGGCGCTGGAGGCGTTTCTGGGCCACGGGGGCAGATTGGTTGCCCCGGCCCGCTGGAAGGCCTCCTACGCGCTGCAGGGCGGCCGGGAGGGCAAAGTGGATGGGATGGCGCTGGCGCGTGAGCTGCTCGGTGTGGCCGGCGCCGATCGCCTGAAACGTCATGACCAGGCCGATGCGGTGCTGATCGCCTGGTATGGCTGGCGGAACCTGCTTGCGCCAAAACGGTAACCGGTTACCACATTTTGTGGTAACCGGTTGCGCGGCAGGCGTAATCGGCGCAGCCTGGCGGGGATGTCAGTCGCTCAGTCACAACCGGACAGCCGGTGCGGACGCGTTGGCTGGACGGTGATCCGGACGCATCCGCAGGCGGAAAGCCTGGCGATCCGCGCGATCGAGGCGCTGGGGTATCGCGGCTATCTGCCGGTATGCATGGCCGGGCGGGAGAAGCCCCGCGCGGTGCCCCTGTTCCCGCGCTACGCGTTCGTGCTGATCCCTCCGCGTCAGCCGTGGACGCCCGTAAGATATTCTCCCGGGGTGGATCAACTGCTGATGAACGGGATGCGACCCGCTTATGTGCCCGAGGATGCGATCGAGCTGCTGCAGGCCAGCGATGACGCGCGGCTCGCCGTTCCGCCTGTCGGCGCGTACTGGCGGCCGGGGGACGCGTGCAGGGTGCTGCACGGGGCTGGTTATGATCTCGATGGTGTGGTGCGCGGCATTCGCGGCGCACGCGCGGATGTCGGGGTGATGATGTTTGGCGAGCTGCGCAACATCGATGTTGATGTGCAACGGTTACGGGTGCGAGACGAATAAAAATGGCGGCTACTCAAGCCACTGAAAGCCGCAGCAGAACGCGTGGCCTGGTGCGAACTGCGAAAGGTGAGCCCCGGCGCGGTGGACGCGTAAAAGGCACGCCAAATAAGGTAAATGGTGACATCAAGGAGATGGTTGTCACGGCGCTGAGTAGGGCTGGTGGGGTCGATTACCTCGTTCAGTGCGCTCACAAGCAGCCTGTTGCGTTCCTCGGCCTCGTTGGGCGCGTGCTGCCGCTGACGATCGCAGGCAAGGGTGAGGATGGCGCAATTCCCATTAGTTTCGAGTGGGCACCAGCCGCCAAAGTTGCTGATGACAACAGCAAACTTACGATTGATGCAGTGACGGAACCGTTGCTTGACGCAGTTGAAGATGCAGTTGAGCGGCTCGAGGACGCAGCGGACTGATGCGGCGTCGGGCGACTACCCGTTAAGGGTAGATTTACGGGTAAACACCAATAACCCATTGATTTCACAAAGCCGATGCCAGAGTGCTGCTCTGGACTTGGTCAATCCCAGCCCCGAAACGACCGAAAAGATGCAGTCTGGGGCTCAGGAAATGAAAAATGTCGACCCGGCACCCCCGCCGGCCCCCCGGGGGGCATGGGCACTTCGATCGGCCGCTCGGGCACGCGGACGTATACCCTCCCCCCACCCACCACCCAATCTCGCTGTTAGTCTGCATCTGACAGCTTGGCCGGCGGGGTGTTTGGGGCACCGAAATCCGACTGTTAGTTTCCTTCTGACAGGCTGGGCCAGGGCGGGGTTCCAAAATCCGGCTGTTAGTCCCGATCTGACCGCGAAAACGCTGAAAATCCGTATGTTATTTGAGTTCTCACACCTGAGATGATGCTCCTCGACGTCCCCGTCCGGGTGCTCCTTCTCGCCTCGTTTCTGGCCGGCGCGGCTGCGGGCTGGCTCCTCTCGCGGGCGGTCGGCTGATGTCCGGCTACACTTCCTCCGATCTCCCGAACTGGCTCGCGCAGCAGAAGGCAAAGAACGCGGCGGACGGCATCGGCGACAATCTGCTCGCCCCCGCCCCGGCTGCGAACCGCCCCGTCGGCGCCGGGCGCTTCAACGACACCTATGCCGGCACGCCCAGCCCGTCTTTCTCGCCCGTGATCGGGGCCTACGGGGCCCACCCGGTGACGGCGGCTATGCGGGCGAATGCGCTGGATATAGCCTCGGCCGCATCACAGTTCGGGCCGGCGGACATGGCCTCGATACGCGCCTTCCATGGCAGCCCATACGATTTTCATGCGTTCGACACCTCGAAGATCGGCACGGGAGAGGGCGCGCAGGCGTATGGGCACGGGCATTATGCGGCGGAAGCCGAGCCTACAGCAAAAACATATAGTGTTCCTTCCAAGGCGTGGTTAGATGAGACTAACGCGAAACTCTCTTCCTTGGCAAAGGAGATGGACAAATACAACACCGGCCAGTATGGCAAATTCAATGATCCGCGCGGTTATGAGTTGAAAGCTCAATATGAACAACTGCTGCAAGAGCGTGCGGATAAAACCGGCCATATGTATGAAGTCTCCCTCAACGCCGACCCCGAGCATTTCCTCGACTGGGACAAGCCGCTGAGCGAGCAGAGCCAGCATGTGCAGCGCTATTTCATCGATGAGCAAGGGCGCGGCGGCCCGGGAATAACGCCGCAAACCACAGGGGCGGAAGCTCATCGGTTGATATCTCGCGGGCAAGAGGCGGAAGTGTCTGCGTCAATGCGAGACTACGGCATCCCCGGCATCAGATATCTCGACCAGGGCAGCCGCTCTCAAGGTCAGGGGACCAGTAATTTCGTTATTTTTGATCCAAAGACCATAGAAATATTGAGGAAATATGGAATTGCCGGCCTCATGGCCGGGGGCGCGGCCGCGGCAACCCAAGCCCCTAACTCCGATCAATGACCACCACCCCTAAACGCCACTTGGTGCTGCCGTTCACTCCGCGACCCTGGCAGACCAGATTGATCGACGATCCCGCCCCGCGCATCGTGGCTGTCGTCCACCGCCGGGCCGGAAAATCAACCGCGCTGATGTGGCGCGGGCTGAAGCGGGCGCTCACCGAGAAGAAATCCCTCCCCCGCGTCGTGCACATCCTGCCCTACGGGGTGATGTGGCAGCGCACCGGCCTGTGGGACGCGCTCGCCAAGGCTGCTGAAAGTATTCCCGGCGCGGTGGTCCGTCGCAGTGATATGGCCGTGAAACTGCCTAACAACGGCACCTATCAGTGCGGCGGCGCCGATAATCCCGACAGCTGGCGCGGGGGTGCTGCCGACGAGGCGATCGTCGACGAGGCCGACGACACGCCGCCCTCTTTGATCCCGCTGGTCATCGAGCCGATGCTGGCCGACCGCATGGGCACCCTCGTCCGCTCAGGCACTCCAAAAGGCAGAGGCATCCTGCAGGCCGCTTACGACCACGCCAGGATCACCAGCGGCTACAGCACCTACCTGCTTGACTACACGCAGACGCAGGCCCTGGCCCCGGCTGCGATCGACCGCCTGCGCCTCGAGATGTCGCCGGAAGAGTTCGCGCAGGAGATGGAATGCAGCTTCGCCTCTCCCAATTCCGGCAGCTACTACGGCCGCCTCATGGACGATGCTGAGCGCGAGGGCCGCATCACCAGGGTGCCGCACGATCCGGCTCTCCCGGTTACCACCGCGTGGGATCTGGGCGTGCACGACAGCACCGCGATCTGGTTCGCGCAGGTCACCAGATCGGGCGAGTGGCGCATGATTGATTATATAGAAGACAGTGGCGCCGGCCTCGATCATTACGCGCAGATGCTGCAGCAGCGTGCCTATATGTTCAACCGGCACCTGCTGCCGCACGACGCCAAAATCCGCGAGATGGGAAGTGGAAAATCCCGTATCGAAACCCTGGCCGGCCTCGGTATCCGTCCCACCCGTATCGTCCGCACGCACTCCATCGCCGATGGCATCAACGCGGTGCGCATGGTGTTGCCGCGCTGTTATTTCGATGCCGTCCGCTGCGCCAAAGGCATTCACGCCCTCAGGCACTACCGCCGGGAGTGGAATGAGGCCGCCCAGGCCTGGCGCGCCACCCCGGTGCACGATCACGCCAGCCACGGGTGCTTGACCGGCAATATGCTGGTGCAGACGGATACAGGATTGCGGCGGATCGATACTGTGCGCCGGGGTCATCGCGTATGGACGCCTGCAGGCTACGCCGAGGTTGATGCGGCAGGGGTGGTGAAACGGGCTTCGGAATTGATGCTGGTTAAATTGGCTGATGGGCGTTTTCTGTGCTGCACGCCTGAACATAAAATTGCAACGAAGCGTGGCTTTGTCCGTGCTGATGCTATACGATACTCTGACATTGTTATGTCGGGGAAAGAATGGCAAAGCCGCCTGATCGGATTGTTTTCGAGGGCCGGGTCTACCGGTTATCGGGCAACTATTACCGCCGCCATAACTGGGGAAAGGGCGGGCCGCCCAACCTTCACCGTGCAATATGGGAGCACCATAACGGCCCGGTTCCGGAAGGTTGTGAGCTTCATCACCGCGATGGCGATACGCTCAACAATGCCTTGGCCAACCTTGAATGCCTCAACATCTCCGAGCATCAGAGAATGCACGCCTTGGAGAGACGAGCGAGAGGTGAGCTTAAAGACCCAAGTGAGTTTTGTCGCCGGCGAGCTGCCGAGTGGCACGCCAGCCCGGAGGGCATTGAGTGGCACAAGCAGAATGGCAAGCGGCAATGGGAAACGAAGCAGTGGTTTGACATGGTTTGCCGACAGTGTGGTCAGGTATTTGCTACGCCGTTTCCTGACCGGGCAAAGTGGTGTCATCTCAATTGCAAGATGGAAAACCTCAGACAAAGACGCGGAAAGACCATTGGTTTACGACCTAACCGTAAGAGACCACGCCTGCTATCAGGCAAACGGGTTTCTGGTTAGCAATAGCGACGCGATGCGCTACCTCGCCCTCGGCGTGCGCGAAGCCGGCCCCCCGGCTGCGGTCGGCCCCACTCCCGGGGTGGTCCGCGATCCGATCCTGACCGGGCAATGGGACACGTCCGTATCGTCAGGCAATCGCGTCACTAACTGGATGCGTGCTTGAAGCGCAGGTTTACCGAGGAAGACGCAGCTTATGCCGCCGCAGCCTGGGCAAGCGGTTCGACACAAATTGAGATCGCGCGGCAATTTGGGCAGCGCCGGCCGGCCGGCGTCTGCATCGCCATTGCCCGGTTTCTGGAGCGCTATGCCGGGGTGCCCGTTATTTACACCCTGACGCGGTTTTACGACGAACATCTTCCGGTCATGCAGGGCAATGCCAGGAAGGCTCTCGTCCCGCAGGCGTTGCAGGCGTTCAGGGTTCGCAGGGAAGTATCTCTAACTAAAGGAGTAACATCATGAGCCATTCGTTCAGCCACGCGAGCCACGCGAGCCACGCAAAAGAGGATAAGCCGGCGGCCAAAGCAACCACTGCCGCCCCGCGCGACACTTCGGCCGACCAGCTGCAGCTGCTGCTGTTTCTCGCCCGGGACTGGTTGAACGGCGATCGCACGCACAACGCTGAGATCGCCAGGTTGACCGCGTCGCTCACCGCTGCGCAGGCTCCGCCGGTCAACGTCGACGTACCCTACGCATCTCAGGCCGGCGCGATGCTCGCCTGCACGATGGGCAACTGGCATGGCGAGCCTGCCAGCTACGCCTACGCGTGGCACAGGGACGGCGTTGCGGTCGATGCCGCGACCGGGGCGACATATGCGGTGCAGCCGGATGATGTCGGGCATGGTTTCGCCTGCGTCGTCACCGCTACCAACGCGCTCGGCTCGACCGTGGCGCCGATGTCGAACACCGTTACGGTTGTATGATCAATTTTGACAATTGCCCTTCTTATCAGGTAGACGTGGTGGCGGGGCATTTTAAGGGCTTTGGCGGCATGGCCGTGGCCTGTGACGGCGCTGGCGTGTGCGTCGAGTTTGAGGGGTTCATACCGGTGCGGCTGCTGCCGCTGATGAATGCTTATCCAAAAATCCCGTGGGAAGATGTGGTGATCTATAGCCGATGGCCACGCGATGATAATTTTGCCTGATTGATGCGGTTGTCTGGCTCGATGCTGTTGCTGGCGGCGTTGTGTTTTGTGACAGGGTGCGGTGCCAACAGCTCGGGCATTCCGCCCTGCAACGCGTGGATATTCCTGTTCGGCGCGGCGGACCTCACGCTCGATTGCCCGGCCACGAACGCAATCAAGCTGTTTGAGCGGGCAAAAGCACCGCCCCCGTAGTCATGACCGAGCGCACCATCAAATCGCTGCGCCAGCAGGATTATGAGCACGAGCTCCCGCTGCCGCCGGAGCGCATTCGCATGCGCTTCCTCGAGCTGCTGGAGCGGCTGCAGATCGATTGGCGTACGAATGTCAGTCTGCGGGAGCATGAGCGGCGGTTTCGGCGTGAGATCGTGCGCTGGGTGATGGGGGACCTTTACCGGGGCGCGCGCCGCAGCCTGCCGGCAGGCTACGTCGTCCACGCCTGGATGACCGACGACCCCACCAGCATCGTGGTGATGCGGACCCGATAATGGCGCAAAGCGACAAGGACATCGTGCGCGAAGCCAAGGAAAGATTTGAGCGCTGCCAGGCGTGGGAAAGCCAGTGGCGCGACCGGGCGAAGTTCGACCAGAAGTTCGCCAATGGCGATGCCCAGAATATGTGGCAGTGGGACGCTAACGTCAGATCCGATCGCGGCGAGCGCCCGTGCCTGACCCAGAACCATGTCCGGCAGCATAACCTGCAGATCGTGAACGACGCGCGCCAGAACAAGGCGCAGATCAAATGCACGCCCACCACGGGCCGTTCCAGCTACGACGCCGCCCAGGTGATGAGCGGCGTCATTCGCCGCATCGAATATCAATCGAAGGCGGTCGACGCCTACAGCACCGCCACCTACCACCAGGTGGAAACCGGCATCGGCTACGTGCGTGTGGAAACCGGCTACGTCAGCGACGACAGCGACGAGCTCGACCTGTTCATCCGCCGCATCGGCGATCCGCGCACCGTCTATCTCGATCCCGATTGCCAGCAATACGACAAATCGGATGCCGGTTTTGGTTTCGTGTTCGAGGACATTCCGCGCGATCGCTATGAGGCGGAACACGGCAAGCAGGATGTCGTCCCGACGGCGCTCGATCATCACAGTGACGGGTGGAACGATAAAGATCATATCAGAATTGCTGAATACTGGCGGCGGGTGATCAGCAGCTATAAGCGGCACCGGCTCAGCGACGGCACGGTGGTGCGTGACAGCGATATCCCCGATGAGCTGCGCGAGCAGATCGAGCCGATGATCGCCAGGACGCGCGAGGTGCAAAGCCACAGAATTGAATGGTTCAAAATTGCCGGCGACGAGATCGTCGATCGTGAAAAGTGGCTCGGCAAATACATCCCGATCGTGCCGTTCATCGGCGAGGAGACGACGATCGACGGCGTGATGGATCGCAAGGGGCACACGCGCAGCCAGATCGACGCGCAGCGCATCTACAATTACTGGTCGTCCGCCGCCGTCGAGCAGGTGGCGCTGCAGACCAAATCTCCCTACGTGGCCCGCGCCGACGCGATCGAGGGGCGGGAAAAGCAATGGGACACGGCCAACGTCAGGAATTGGTCGGTGCTGCTCTATAACGGGCTCGACGAGCAGGGGAACCCGATCGAACGGCCCCAGCGCGAGCCGCCGCCGCAGATGGCGCAGGCCTACATCGCCGGCATGCAGATTGCGCGTCAGGACCTGATGGCCGTCACCGGCCAGTATCAGGCCGAACTGGGGATGCCCTCCAACGAGCGCAGTGGAATTGCAATACAGCAAAGACAGAGACAAGGTGATACTGCGACTTTTCACTACATAGATAATCAGGCCAAGGCGATCCGCCAGATCGGCCGCATTCTACTTGATCTTATACCTAAAATCTATGACACGCCGCGCCTGGTCAAGATCATGGGCTACGACAACAGTGAGAGCACCGTGCAGGTTGATCCGTCCGCGCAGGATGCGCACCAGCATGTCGACCCCACCAGCGGCGCGCCCCTTAATCCCGCCCAGGCGCAGGCGATGCGCTCCGACCCCGACCAGCCGAACCCGGCGATCATCTTCAATCCCTCGGTCGGTGATTATGACGTCGAGGCCGATGTCGGTCCTGCATATGGAACGCAGCGCCAGGAGGCTGCTAACGCTTTCTCTGTGATCATGCAGCAGAACCCGGCGGCATTTCAGGTTGTCGGCGACTTCTGGGCCCAAAACAGCGATTTCCCGGGCGCCGACGAGCTCGCGGACAGGCTCAAGCGCGGGCTGCCGCCGCAATATCAATCCGGTGTCGATCCGCAGGTGCAGCAGCTGCAGGGCGTGCTGAAGCAGACGCAGGACCACGCGCAGCAGCTGCTCGGCCAGGCCGACCAGGAGGTCGCCGCGCTGAAACAGCAGCTGGCCGCGCAGAAACTGCAGCTCACCGATAAATCCGCCAGCACCGCCATCGACGACTACAAAGCCGAGACCGACCGGCTCAAGGCCGTGGGCACGATCGACCCGCACAGTCTGCAGATCATCGTGCGCAAAATGGTCGAGGACATGCTCAATACCGACCTCGAGCCGATGCTGCACCGGCACGCGGATGTGCAGGGCACCCTGGCGGCCCGCATGGCTCCGCCAGAGGCCGCTGAGGGCGAGGGGGGTGGAAACGGTGCCACGCCGCCGGCACCGGCTCCAGCGCCCGCCCCAGCCCCGGCGATGGCGCAGTGAATGCCTGAGATCAACCCGCTGCAGATCAGGCCACCTCCCGGCACGCCTGAGGCGAACAATCCGTTGGCGCCGGACTGGATGCGAAACATCGGCTCGGCGGCGGCAGGTTGGGTGCAGCGGCAACATCTGCAATCCCAGGCAATGGGGTTGGAAGACCCGGCGACCGGGTTGCCGACACAGCGCGGATTGTTGAATGCCCTCCAACAGTATCCGGCGGCGCTGGTGGCTGGGTCGGGGGGCAGTGGTGAGGGTGGCTTTAGTCTCGAGCAGATACATCCGCGCACCCTGCGTCCGTTGTCCAGCGCAGTTGACCTAGGGCAGCCCGGGGCGCACGCGTACTCAATCAGGGACCCCCAAGGCGAGCCTGTGGGGATTGTCGATACGGAGTGGTCTCCGGACACGGGAAATTTGCACATTGCGGACATACAATCGAACGAGGGCGCAAACAGTCTTGGTCTTGGAGCCATTCGGCAGGTTCGTGATTTGCTGATTGCGCGTTATCCGAATGTTAAAACTCTCTCGGGGCAGCGGATTACAGGGGCTGTTTCGGCAGACCGGGCTTCAGGGTCCGGACCCGGCCGCACAGCAACGCAGGCAGTGCGCACCCGACAGGATCAAGGTCAATGAACCAAGCGCCGGCGATGGCGTCATGAACCAGGATGAACTGCAGGCTCATGTGACGCGTGCCGATGTCGCCCATGCAGCGCGCGCCGCAATCGAAGCGGCCCTCAATCGCCTTTGGGCCGACAACGATGCATTGCACCAGCGTGTGCTTGAGCTGGAGGCCGAGCTGGCGCTGCTGCGCGGCAGCCCGGGCAGCAGTCCGACCTCCGAGACCCTGACGGAATACACTCACGACGTTCCACCGGACGCACCGCGATGAGCGATACCAACACCCTCACTGACCCGCAGCCTAATGCGCCGTCGGTAGACCCCCCGGCGCCGGCTCCGGAACCGGCTCCCGAGCCTGCCGCCGCGCCGGCACCGGCTGATCCGCCAGAGCCGACCGAGGAGGAGAAGACCAAGGCGCGGGACGAGGAGGGCCGGCGCGTCGCGCAGATGCGCGCTCGCCTCGGGGCGACCGAGCGCGAGCGTGACCAGCTGGCCGCCGAGCTGGCAGCCTGGCGGGCGCGCGGTGGCGCGCCGCCTCAGGAGCCCACACCCGAGCAGCAGCAGGCCTTCCTCCGCGAGCAGATCAGGGCCGAGGAGGCCGGCAAGATCAGGGCCGAGCGTTTCCACGAAGAGGGCACCGTGCAGTTTCCCGACTGGCAGAAGCGATGTGGCGACCTGATGGCCATGGGCGCGGACGCCGGCTTCGCGCAGCTGCTTGTCGAGATGCCGGGCGGCGTGAAGGTCGCCGCTGCGTTGGCCGACGATCCCGAGGAGGTGCAGCGGATATCCACCATCCGCAACGAGCGCGGGCGGGCCATCGCCCTCGGCCGATACGCCGCCACGCTCGAGACCGTGACTGGGGCGCCGGCACGCACACAGTCACAACCGGTCACCAGGGCCCCCGCGCCGATCCGCCCGGTCACTGGCAGGGCGAGCCCGCAATTCGACGAATACCGGGCCAGTGCCCAGGAGCTGGTCGACCATTACCTGAAGCCGACGCCGATCTCTGCACGGAGATAGTCGGATAGAACGTGTCTAACCGGTAGCGGATCGGTCAACACCGCGCGGCTGACAACGAACGGGTAGCGGGTCCGATAACACCGCGTGGCGTGCCTGCCCGTCTGTCAGCGCGGCTAACTCTCTCTTGCGACAACGGAAACCAGCCCGGCGCGCCCTTGGAAAGGGCCGCGCCTCCCGCAATCCGTTGTCAGCAGGAGGGCCGAATGGCCGCTTCAAACACCCTTCTCACCATCAATATGATTACCGCCAAGGCGCTGGCGATCCTGCACCAGAAGCTTAACATCGTCGGCGCGGTGAACCGTCAGTATGACGACAGCTTCGCTAATAGCGGAGCCAAGATCGGCAGCAACCTGCGCGTCCGCGTGCCGGTGCAATACGCGGTGTCGAAGACCGTGCCGCTGAGCCTGCAGAACACGGTGGAAAACTACGTCAACCTGCCGATTACCAATCAATACCATGTCGATTTCTCGTTCAGCAGCAACGAACTGACGCTGACCATCGACGACTTCACCGCCCGCTACATCGAGCCGGCGATTGCGGTGCTGGCGGCCAACATCGAAGCGGACTTCGTCAACCAGATGTGGCCGCAGGTGTGGAACGTGGTCGGCACCGCCGGCAGCCCGCAGGTGTTCAAGACCGTGCTCCAGGCGCGCAAGTTGCTGCTCGACAACCTGACGCCGCAATCGAAGCAGTGGCTGCTGCGCATCAACACCCAGGACAACGTCGACCTCGTCGACAGCCTCAAGGGGTTGTTCCAGCAGAGCACCCAGATCGCGCGGCAATACACCGATGGCGTCATGGGCATCGCGGGCGGTTTCGAGTGGGCTGAGAACACGCATCTGACCACGGTCACGCGTGGTCCGGGTGTCGGTTACACGACCAGCACCTCAACGACGCAGACGGGTAGCTCGCTCGCGGTGATCACCGGCACCGGCACGGCGAAGGCCGGTGACGTGTTCACCATCGCTGGTGTGTATCGCGTGCACCCGGAAACTAAGATCAGCAGCGGCGTTTTGCAGCAGTTTACGCTGACGGCGGATGCTTCTGGCGCAGGCACGCAGACCTGGGCGATCGCGCCTGCGATCACCCCCACGGGGCCGACGCAGAATGTCAGCAACAGCCCGGGCAACAGCGCGGCCATCACCTTCGCCGGCACCGCCAGCACCACAAGTGGGCTCTCTCTCGCCTTCCATCCCGATGCATTCACGTTCGCGAGCGCTGACCTCGTCATGCCGGGTGGTGTCGACATGGCATCGAGGGTTCAGAAGGACGGCATCAGCATGCGTGCCGTTCGCCAGTATACGATCTCGGATGACACGTTCCCCATCCGCATCGACGTGCTCTGGGGCTGCGCCGCGCTGCGTCCGCAGCTCGCCTGCAGGCTCATGGCAAACTAGGAGGCGGGCATGTATTTCGACAACAGGGGTCCGCAGGATAATCCGGCCAACACCCCATACTCCCGTGGCCAGCATCTGTTTTCCCCAGAGCTGATGACGGCGGGCGGAGGCCGCACTTACAGCAACAACATCACCGCCACGGCGGGCGGCGGCCGCGCCGGGGCCACGAAGCTGACCTCGGCGATGAACCGCATCACCGTCTGCGCCACGGCGGCCGACAGCGTCGCGCTGCCGCCTGCCGTCGGCGGCCAGGAGATCGTCATCATGAACGCTGGCGCGGCGGCCTGTCAGGTGTTCGCCGACCCCTCCACCAGCGACACGATCAACGGGGTGGCGGCGGGCACTGGCGTGTCGCTGGCGACCGCCACGGCGGCGACGTTCTACGCGTTCGCGCCAGGCACCTGGGCCTGGGTCAAGAGCAGCTGATCTTTGCCGGGGGCGGGACCGGCTCCTCCCGTCCTGGCCAGCGTGTGGCCGCCGAGCGCTTCCCCGGCAATTCGGCGGCAACTCTCTCAGGAGGCACCTCCTTTGACGATCGCTAACGACATCCTGTTCCTGGCGTTGCGGAACGGCGGCATTACCGGACTGGGACAAACCCCTGGCGCCGACGACGTCAACGACAGTTTCAAGGTCCTCAATGCGTGGATCAACGAGCTGAACCTCGAGCGGCGGGTGATGGTCAACACCGTCGTGCTGCCGCCGTTCCCCGACCTCACTACCGATGTCTCGTTCTGGACGCCTTACGAGCATGTGCTGTTGACCTCGATGTCGGTGCGCCTGCGGCAGATCTATGCGTTGCCGCCGGTCGACCTCGACGTGCAGCTGGCTCTGAGTGCACTGCAGGCGTTTCAGGCGATTAATCTGCAGCAGATACCCGTCAGCAATATCGACACCCTCAGCGGCTTGGGGTTCATATTCGCAGCGCTGCGCGCCGCCGGCCGGCTTACCGACAAGCAATCCGTCGATCCGGCCAGCCAGGATGTCAGCGACGCGCACCAGCTTATGATCGATATGGTCGAGGAGTGGACGTTAGAGCGCACTGTGCGTGTCATCCCTGGCCTGCTGCCCGATCTGCGCGACATGGTGCCGGAGCTTTCACTTGATCCTGGCATGCGCAACGCCATCGTGCTCAACCTCGCGGTGCGCCTGCGTGACCTCTGGGGGCAGGAGGTGCCTTCCACCCTGCAGACCCGTGCCGATCGCGCCTTGCAGCTCGTTCAGGCTATCAACGCCCAGCAGATCGCCCCCCTGGCCACAGGCGTTCCTGCGACCGTGCGGCAGGCCTGTGTGCTGGCGCTGCGCCTGGCCGGGCGCATCAACGACCAGCAGCGGGTGTCCGATACCTCGACCGACATGAATGACGCCACGAGCCTCCTGGTGATGATGCTGGGACAGTGGCAGCGCAAGCGCTGGTTGGTCTGGAACGAGGCCGAGACGGCGAAGGTGTCGACCGGTAGCCAGTGGTATTCGGTCGGCCCCGGCGGCGATTTTAACATGCCCCGGCCCGACAAGCTGCACGGCGGGTTCGTCCGGTTTCAGCCGTTCGCCGGTCCCAACCCGGTCGACATCCCGCTGGCGATCATCGAAGCCAAGGAGGATTGGGGAAAAATCACCATCAAGGATTTGAAATCAATTCCCGAGGTGATGTTCTACGACAGCGCTTTTCCGATGGGGCGCGTGACGTTCTACCCGGTGCCGCCGGCCAACGACTACGAACTGCACATCTTCACCACGGCGCAGCTGCCGGTCTACGTGAACCTCACTGATCAGCTGCTGGTGCCGCCCGAGTATCTCGACGCCATCGTCAACAACCTCGCCCTGCGCCTCCCTGGCGCGCAGATCACGCCGTTGCTGCTCGGCCAGGCGCGTGCGTCGCTGGAGACGATCCGGCTGGCGAATGCACAGATTTCAACATTGTCGCTGCCC